TACGTTCGTATCCCTAAAACTGCGAAAGTGAACAATGTCAGACTATGGAAGTCAGAGATCGAGGTCGCGTGGCGGGCGTGGAGGTCGCGGCAAGGGCCGCGGCCATGACCAAGCCAAGGAGAAGCCACCACCAGATAACCGCAAGGTTGTTACAATCTCTGCTTTCATGTCAAACGATAAACTGGAGCTGCTCCGCAAGGAGTGGCCTCAGTACAACATTCGCAACGGTGAACTCGTCAACGAGCATGCGTATCTCAATGCAGACCGTGAGCTGGCTACAATATTTAGCCGCTCAAGGACTGTAGGGAGAGTCAAGCACGTTGGCGGGCGGTTGCAGCTATTGTCTCCTGGAGACCATAGTTGCAACCCCATCATCAAACCATCCGATGTCTTCCGCCGCAACGCCCCAAAGGGTGTTGTGGAGTGGGGGCCTGAAAGCAGCGTCCAGCCTACAGCAAAGACGTTTTGCGACTGCCGTGTTGAAGCATGTGCCTGCCGTTATGTTCCTAGGAGCTTTGTGGCAGTGCACTCAATATATGACTTCAACTCAATGCAGATCGCCGCGCTTATTGGAACGAAAGAGAGACGTCTCTACAGCTACGTCCATCGCTTCGTTTCTGCGAGAGGTACTACGCCTTTCAAAGAAGCATCGTGGGAAATTTTCCAACGAAATGGTGAGGACTGGGTCAATTTCGTGGTGCGAGGTGCTTCTGCACCTTATGAACACCCCGCGATGACCTGGCTGTGGAACAGTGAGGACACTATGGTCACCATGCCCGATGGGAGTGAAATGACCTTGGTGTGGCGAGTGTTATTATCAAACACGCTCGGTGGCCTCATTGAATTCGCTCTAACGAACCCTATCAGGTCGAACCCCAAGGTCGACGAGACCGGAGGAACCATTGATAGATTCAAGGAATTCAGGGATAAAACCCTGGCCCTTAAAGCTACCAGTGATTACCTCTCGTCCGCGATTTCGGTTTTCTCTTCACATGATGCAGATGCTGCCACCTACGCCCGCGTTTCTTGCGTGGGTGGGAAAGTGACAGCGGACATGTTGGGTATTAGAGTATCAAGCAGCGAAGTCAATTTATTGCTTCCTATTGAATTACTCAAATACGCGACGCAGAAGTGTGCAGGGATGCAGAGGACTCCGGCAGCTTTTGGCTTGCTAGTGACGTATGTCAGGGAAAAGAGTCATGAGATAAATCTTGGTGCGGGTGATCCTGGCCAGACCATTTTCGGTACAGCGGCCGTTGCTTTCACTAAGAACGTACGCTTTGAATCGGAGCTCATGAAACTTTTGTACCTACCGTATGTTGATAGGGTGAGCGAGACAATCAGCAGCAACCTATTGGGTTTCTCATTCCCTAAGTGGATGAAGGACCTGGTGGTTGGCAAGAAAGTCACGTTCTCCGATCACTCGAGACTACGAAACTTTGACTTCAATACCGGTGATCACATTACCAATTGGTGGGATAGAAACAGCATCCAGGTAGCAGACGGCTGGAAGATAGCAGGAACCGCGTTAGCGATTTCTGCCGGAACCATTGCCTACCAATCTCTGAGCGTGCTCAGGGGTGGGAAAATGCTACCTGGCATGAGTGTTGACGGAGCAATCTGTCAGCTCTCAGAGCTGTACAAAAGCCATGACTCTGGAAAGTGGTTGCAGATGAGTACCAGCAAAATCGCTGGACTCATCAGCAGCGACTTGAAAGTGGAGTGGGTTTTGCGCCTTCCTACCGTAATGTGGCTGCGGACGAGAACCAGTGACGCTGTCACCCTCGTCCGCAAGAACTGGGACATGGTCATGCAGCAAGTTAGGGGAAAATTCAGCAAGCAAGAGATCAACATAGTGGTGGCTTATGCCCCCATTGTGGAGGAGACGTTTAAACGCTTAACAATTGGCAAATGGAGCCTCCGTTGGCCATTGTATGTGTATGAAGCAGTCGTGGTGTACAAGTGCAATCCGTACTATTTACCCACTTTGTTCATGCACGAATGCGCTTATCGACTCCCCGTGATCCCAGGCATGCTGCTGCATTCTGCTTGGAACCTTCGTGTACTCTATCTCACATCTGGTACCGTGGGGCTCTTAACTGGCGCATTGGGGATCGTCGGGACGAATGGCTTACTAATGGCAGGCACACTCTTGGAGGGTATCGGTCATTTGTCAGCCACTCACCCCGTTACGAGCAACCAACGCGTTGTTGAGGGCGACGTCACAGTGACAACTAGTTGTCATGTGGCTTCCACGGGGCGAACGCTGGACAAGACAAATCCAGCTGACGTTCTAGGTGAAACTGAGATGAAGAAACCGATATTCTGGTTTAGCGGCAAGTCCACGATGTACAAAACGTGTCGGTGGTCAATTCCTGACAAGGTGTGTGCCCCTACTTTTGGGTGCCGCCTTGTTGGCATTGGCCTCGTCACGCATGCCCCTTGTATCCTCCGTTCATGTGTTTGTAACGAGGTTATTGGGATAAGGCAACGCATGTGGGCTCCGGTTCCTTGGCGTGGGGAGAACTTTATACCCGTGGCCGTTAATGTTATTGAACATAACATGATGGTGTCAATGTACCGTGATGCATGTCCTTTAAGCTTCGGCGGCAAGGTGCGTGCATACGGCTTTGACGAATGGGTCAAACGGTTCCCCTCTGGTACACGCAGGGAATTATTGCGGGCTAAACAGGATTTGGACAACGGACTCGTCCCCTCTAGGGTGTTTGAATACAAAGCATTTCTTAAACGTGAACGCTTGCCACTGAGTTTCATTGGTAAAGAGCTTTCCACTCCACGAATCATTCAGGGCTTGGGTTTCCATGCCAGAGTGATTACTGGGCCGTGGTTCGCTGCTTACGGCGACCGCGTTAAAGAAGTGATGCGTATTTCTCCAGAAAGACTGCTGTGCACGGCAATGGGATCATCTGCTGAATCCGTCGGAGGATGGCTTCGCAATGCTCTTGATGTCGTACCGGACCCAATCATTCTTGCAGTTGACCAGTCAAAGTGGGATGCGCACTTGCATCCCGAGTTCCTTGCTGCGCGTGTGTACCTCTATGAGGCACTAGGCGCGCCCAAGGCGGTACTGGAATTCTGCAAGCAACGTATAGTTGCCAATGGGCGCACCATTTCAGGTGTGCGCTATGGCACTGTGGGGACGGTGCACTCCGGTGACGGAGACACTTCAGCAGGCAATAACATTGATCATGGCATGCTCTGGCTCCGCTTGTTAGCACGCGGGGCCGACGCAATGCATCATGACGCCTGCAATTTGGCCGGTAAGCCGGACAAAAGTGCAATGCTGGAGATTGACGAAATACTACACGCTTCACTCGAGGTAAGAACTGGACTGGCCACGACGTCTTCGGGCCAGGGCTGCTACGGCGGCTATACCAATCCGAGTGTGATGCGTGCTGGGAAACAATTTCGTGTTCTCGTGATGGGGGATGATGGTGTCATCGTTATGTCCCGAGCTTTGTTGGGGAAGCTCGGTGAACAGGAGGGTATTCGCGAATATTTCAAAGAACTTGGTTTCCTTTTAACCAGTTCTGAAGTATCAGTGGAGAAGCTCGAATTCTGTTCTGGTTTGTTTTATCCGGTTAACGGAACTTATATCTATGGGCCCAAACCAGGACGCATCCTGGCCAAGACATTTTGGACCCAAGTTCAACTGAATCCAGAGAAAACAAAACAATGGTTACGCGGTGTTGTTACCGGCCTAATGAGTGATTGTAGACACATTCCACTCCTGGGTCCGTGGCTACACCACCTGGTCCCTCACGACGTCAAATCGACTTATGAGGTTCACCAGGAGGAACGGCGCATTAGGGCTGCGACTTTTGTGGAACCCGACCGTTCAACGGTTGAGTTCACAATGGCACGCTATGGCCTTAGTGAAGACGACATACAGCAAGCCGTGGGTGAAGCCACGGAAGCTGCTACCAAGGCACCTTGCAGGCTCAATTCTGACCTGTGGGCTCGAATTGCCGAAGTAGACAACGCGTAATACATACCAACACTGGGAACGACCTAAAATAAATCCCACACAGTGAACCAAGCGGGGGTG